AAAGCCGTGGTTAACCCCGATCCGTTCGGGCGCAAGCCGTACTACAAGGCCTCGTGGGAGGAGGTCCCCGGGGTGTTCTGGGGCAACTCCGTGGCTGACTTGTGCCGCGACAGCCAGAGCGTATGTAACGCCGCCGCGCGTGCCTTGGTGAACAACATGAGCTTGGCCTCTGGGCCTCAGGTGGTCTACAACATCGACCGCTTACCTGAGGGTGAGAACATCACTCAGCTCATGCCGTGGAAGATCTGGCAAGTGACGTCAGACCCCATGAACGGCGGGCAACGCCCGATTGACTTTTTCCAGCCCAAGAGCTTGTCGCAAGAGCTGATGATGATTTATCAGAAGTTCTCCGAGATGGCAGACGAGTACACGGGCATTCCGCGCTACATGATGGGCGGCTCAGCACCCGGTGGTGCGGGCAGAACAGCGTCTGGTATGTCCATGATGATGAGCAACGCGGGCAAGAACATCAAGCAAGTCGTGGCCAACATCGACGAGCGCGTCATCGACCCGGCGGTCAACCGCCTGTACTACATGAACATGCGCTACGGCGACGACAAAGAGCTAAAAGGCGACATCAAAGTCGTGGCACGCGGTGTCTCAGGCCTGTTGGCCAAGGAAGCCGCCCAGCAACGACGCAACGAGTTCTTAAACATTGCGCTAAACAGCCCGATTGCCCAGCAAATCGTGGGCCCAGAGGGCGTGGCGTACCTGCTTCGCGAGATGGCAGGCACACTGGATATGAATGCCGATGACCTTGTACCGACGCCTGAGGAAATTCGCATCAAAATGGCCGAGCAACAGGCCATGGCTATGCAACAGCAACAGCAACAGCAAGCTGGAGCGCAGTCTGGAAATGCTCCGAAGCCTCAAGAGGGACAAACCCTCCAAGACGGGTCACAAGTAACTAACCAGATGCCATCAAACGGCCAAGCTGGAGGCTCGATGTGAGCAAAAATGCAATAAAATTAGTCTGTTAGCCAGTAGTGTGGTAAATTTTGCAGTGTTGAAGGTATTTCATCTGTCCTGCAGTATCGAGAAAGGAGGCCATAATGGCTGAACTTATTAACAAGCTCAAGCGTCAAGGTGGCAAAGAATATGCCCAAGAGACGTCCAAGCGCGACATGAGCAAAGGTGGACGCACCGGTATCGGTGGCGATTCGTCAAAGCTCTTTAACGAACTGAAAGGTGGCCCCGGCTACCACCAGCATTCGGCACGTCGCGACATGTCCAAGAAGTAAATATGCGTATCGACTTGCCTGTGGCTCGTGCCATGACCCACCTGCAAAGAGCTGAGATGAAGCCCCTCGTAGGCTACCTCAAGGCGCAGAGGTCTGAAGCACTGGAGCAGTTAGCGCAGGCAGGTTCGATCGAACAGGTTTACCGCCTACAGGGTGAGGCGGGATTGCTGGGTAAGTTACTAACAGCAATCGAACAAGCTGACAGCTTGGCCCTGAAGATGCAAAAGAAGTAGCACACCGAGTGTCCTAGCCCATGAGGGGTGGACGATTGGCTCGGAGCCACTAACGGAGAACGTGTAATGGACAAACTGCCCGCCGCTGTACAAGCGCAGGTTGACGAAGCTGAGCGCATTTCAGGCATGCTTGGTCAAGAGGAGCAACCCCAGACTGAACCACAGGATGAGGCCCCCGCCCCCGAGACCGAACAACCCGAAGAGCCAACTCAGTTTGAGCAACCGCAAGGTGAGCAAGAGCCCGAGCAACCGCAAGAGCCCCAGACTGAAGCCCAGCAACCCAAGGGTAGAAGTCGACGGTTTAAGAAGGTGGACGCCGATGCTGATTCGGAACAGACCTTCGAGCAACGCTACCGGTCACTTGCAGGCATGTACAACGCCGAGGTGCCTAAGCTCCACGCGCAGATGAAAGAGATGCGTGACCAAGTGCAGATGTTGCACAAGGAGCTTGAAGAGGCGCGTGCGGCACAGGTCGAGCAGGTAGAGCCAGAACACACGATCACCGACGAAGACCGCGAAGCATTCGGACCGGATTTGGTCAACCTCATCGAGAAGGCCGCTGAAGCTAAGGCTGGCAAGGTGCTAGCCCAGAACAGGGAGCTGACGAAAGAGTTGGAGATGCTCAAGGCACGTCTAGGTGACGTAAGTACGAAACAGCAGACGTCTGACCAAGACCGCTTCATCACGGGATTGGCACAGCAAGTACCTAACTGGGAAGAACTTAACGTCGACCCCGGGTTCTTGCAGTGGTTACAGCAGACTGACCCTATTTACGGCTTACCTCGTCAAGTGGCTTTGAACAACGCCTACGAACAACTCGATGTAAACCGCGTGGCTACGATTTTTAACGCCTACCAAGGCACCCAATCGCAGGCACCGGCCAAACCAAACCCCAAAGAAGAACTTCAGCGGCACGTTGCGCCTAGTAGCTCACGTGCTTCCACACAGCCCCAAGGAACTCAAAACAGCCGGATCTTTACGAGCCAGCAAATTCAAGAGTTTTACGACGATTGGCGACGCGGAAACATCTCTGACGAACAGGCACAGCGCATTGAAGCAGAAATTCATGCCGCCGCCGCGGAGGGCCGTATCCGATAACTAACGGTGACTGAAGTGGTAGTGGCGAATCTTTTTTCACAAAAGGAGACGTCATGTCTAGCATTACTCCACAACCAGTCTATCCCGTTAACCCCAGCGGCTTTAACAGCCCGGGTGGTACTGTACCTTACTCGGGCACGCCTTACTCAGGCACCTTCATCCCCGCTCTGTGGTCAGGCAAGCTGGCCCAGAAGTTCTACGCCGCCACGGTCTTTGGCTCCATTGCCAACACCGACTACCAAGGCGACATCTCGGGCATGGGCGATACGGTCATCATCAACACGATTCCGTCTATCACCATCAATGACTACGAGATCGGTCAGAACCTGAGCTACGAAGTCCCCACGCCTAACACCATCCAAATGGTGATCGACAAGGGTAAGTACTTCGGCGTGAACGTCAACAACGTGCTCGAGTATCAGTCCAAGCCCCGCCTGATGGAAGTGTTCACCAACGACGCTTCGATGCAGATGAAGATCAAGATCGACCGTGACGTCTTGCTTGGCACCTTTAACAAAGGTGATCCCGCCAACATGGGCTCTTCGGCTGGTCGCATCTCAGGTTCTTACAACCTTGGTACCGACGACGATCCGCTTGAGCTGACCGCCGCTAACATCCTGCAAACCATCACCTCGATGGGCTCAGTGATGGATGAGGCCAACGTGCCCGAGACCGATCGCTGGTTGGTGATCACCCCCACCGAAAAGCAGATCCTCATGCAGTCGAACTTGGCACAAGCTCAATTCATGGGTGATGCCACGAGCATTATGCGCAACGGCCGTGTGGGTCAGATCGACCGCTTCACCGTCTACATCTCAAACCTGTTGCCCCGCGCACAGGCAGACAAGGACTGGATGGGTGGCGACGCCGCAGGCACCAAGAAGCGCCACGCCATGATCGCAGGCCACACCTCGGCCATTACCTTTGCCTCACAGATCGCCAAGGTCGAACAGCTTCAGAACCCCAACGACTTCGGTCAACTGGTTCGTGGCTTGAACATCTACGGCTATCAAGTGGTGCAACCCGAGGGCCTGACCCTTGCAGTTGTGTCTGGCTAAATGCCGGATGGTTCGGGAGGGTGCAGGCCCCACTGCCCCTCCCACTTTTTGGAGAAAGGTCATGGCGACACAAGCAGAACTTGTCACGCTCGGGTTTAGCCCCGTGCAGGCAGAATTGATTATGGCCGCGCAAGGCGGCTCGCCCGATGTGGCACAAATGGTCACCAATGGTCTGTGGGCCGAGACAGCTAGCGTGGTCGCTAACTTGTCCTCGACTGCCGCTGACTTGGTGAGTGCAGGCTTTAGCACGGTACAGGCAGACGCGATTCGATGAACTACTCAAAAGCCAAAGACATCCTCGATAGAGCCAGTGTGCAACTGACGGATGACACCAACATCCGGTGGACGCGCTCAGAGCTTTTGCTTTGGCTTAACGAGGCACAGAAACAGATCGTCATGCTGGCACCCTCGGCCACCGCCACGGTGGCCGTTATTGATATGGAGCGCGGCACGCTTCAACAGTTGCCCGAAGACGGATGGTTGCTGTTAGACGTCTATCGCAATGTCTTGTCGCCAGAGGACAAGATGTACGGGCGCGTGGTCAAGGAGACCTCACGCTCGATGCTCGATCGCTTCAGCCCGAACTGGCATGTGGACAACCCGCTGACCGAGGTCGATAGCTACATCTACAGCCTTGAGAACCAGCGGGCGTTTTGGGTTTATCCGCCCAACACCGGCGCGGGCAAGATTGAGATCAACTACTCGCGCGTGCCTGCAGAGGTTACCAGTGAGGATGACACGCTAAGCCTGCGCAATCTGTACGACGGGGCCATGACGGACTACGTGCTGTATCGCGCCTGCAGTAAGGATGCTGAGTACGCACCGGGCCTGCAGTTGGCGGCTAACTACTTACAGACCTTCACGGCTGTGGTCGGTGGCAAGGCGTCTACCGAGATGCGCAACGAGCCCGAGACTGAGAAGCCCAAGATGAGACGCGGGGTGGTGACATGAACCTAACGACCGTACCGTTCTCACGGTTCTTAAACGAGCTGTTGCAGTACGTGCCTGATGCGCCTGACCCCGTGGCGCTAAACGCTGTGCGTAACGCGGCCATTGAGTTTTGCGAGCGCACACGCTTTTGGCAAGCTGACATTGACGACCTGCTTTTGATCAAAGATCTGGGCACCTACGAGATCGACTCGCAAGCGGGCGTGAAGTTTGTTGGCGTGCAGTTCGCCTACCAAGGCGAGCGCTTGCTGGTGCCCAAAGCCGCAGAAGAACTGAACCGGCTGTATCGCTGGACGAACTGGCAGAACCTGACCGGTAAGCCCGTGTTTTTGACGCGCATGAACGAGCGCGAAATCATCCTCGTGCCCAAGCCCGAGGTCGGTGACCAAAAGCTCACGGTGCGAGCGGCCTTTGCGCCCACGCGTGACGCCACGGGCGTAGGCGTGGATGTCTATGAGTATTTCCTTGAGTGCATCTGTGATGGCGCACGTGCGCGTCTGTACGGCATGCCCTCGACCCCGTATTACGACGCTAACGCGGCGACGTTTTTTGAACGAAAGTTTCGTGCCGACATCTCGCGCACCATCGTCCAAGTAAACCGGTCGCTTACGCGTACGTCGCCCCAAGTTGAATATCAAAGGATCACGTGATGAAGCTAAACGCTAATGACATCAAGACTTGCGCTGTGCTGTGCACGGTTTATGAGGACGACGGCAAGCCAGTCGTTGGCGCGACGCTGACCTTCACACTTAGCGGGCCCGATGTTGATCACGGCTACGTCATGCCCCAGACCACCAAGGTCGAGACCGGCTACGACGGCACCGTCACAGTGAACCTGTGGCCAAACGAGCTGGGTCGCACCGAGAGCTACTACCAAGTCAAGATTTATACGCCTGCAGGCAAAACCTTAGCCCTGCAAGCGGTGATCCCCGACCAAGACTCTGTGCGTCTGGAAGAGGCCGCGCTCCTGCCACCATTCGCTAGCCGCGGGGATTTGTATATCCAAGCCGCGCAAGAGGCCAAGGCGTACTTCTACGCAGGCCGGATGTTCGCAACACTAGGGCAGTTTGGCTACCAGTTAACCCCGGACCAGTTGCCACCCGATGGTTTACTCAAAGCCGGGGCCGATGGTCGCTCTAACCCCCCGATTGATATTCAGTTCAAACCCGGGCAGGGGTTGATCTATAACCTTGGTGACCCTACAGACAACGACCGCTACGACCATGTTTATGGCTATGTGGGTACGGACATCAACGCATCGGGCTGGCTAGACCTAGGTTACTTCGGCGGCCCTCAGGGCAAGCAAGGCGAGATTGGCCCCCGTGGCCATGAAGGTCCTGTTGGCGAGCAAGGGCCGATGGGAGAGACAGGTCCGCTAGGTCCGCGGGGGCCGCACGGCGTGCAAGGCCCTGAAGGTATCCGTGGGCCAGTGGGTTTGAAAGGTGACACAGGGGATCAAGGTGCGCGTGGCCCGCAAGGCCCGCAGGGTGACGTCGGCCCCATGGGCCCAGAAGGTCGTACAGGCCCGCCCGCCAGAGCAACACAAGTTGTCGGATTTTTCCAGAACAAGACACCTGAGCAACTTCCACCAAGCGGCCTTATCCCCGCAAACTGGGATAGCCCGGGCAACCCTCAGTCAGACCACCAGTTGTCCATCGGAGAGTCGCTTGTCTACCGGGGCGGCACGAAAGGCGACGGCCAGA